TTCTTTTTATCTTCAATAGATTTTTCTATTTCATATAAACGTTCTTTTGATTCAGCAACGCCCTGTAAACCTTTCTTTTCAAGTTCTTGAAATTCTTTGGTTTTCTTAATGCCAGTAATTTGTAATCTATCAACTTTATCTAAACCTTCTCTTGTTAGATCAACTTTTTTAGATTCTAAACGTGCAATCTCAGCTGCTTCATTTGCTTTAAGTTGAGTAACGTCTAAATTGAACTTTTTAGCCTCATCGTAAAGAGCTTGGTATTTACGTTTCACGTTTGCAATTTCTCTATCCTGCTCGCTTAGTAAACTATCTGCGTAATCTTGCTCCGCTTGTTTTATTTTAGCTAATACGTCTTTATGTGCTTTTAATCTTTCTTCTTCTGCGGCTGCTTTTTCTTTAGCTCGTTCTTTAGCGGCAGCGGCTGCTTCTTTACCCTCTGAAATTTCTTGACGTAACAACATTTTACGTTGTCTATTCAATTTTATTCCAGTTTGAGCATTTTCGGTTTCAGCTTCATTCAAGGCAATTGTAGCATCTCTAATTTCTTGCTTCATCTTGACCTCAGCTTGACCGCCTAATGCTTTAGCTTTAGCTTTTAAGATATCTAAGTCAACTTTAGCAGTTCTTACTTTTTCAGCAGCACTTTCCTTTTCTGCTTTAGTAACTTCTTCTAATGCTTTCTTTTTTTGTTTTATACTTGCAGTTTCATCAGTTAAAATCTCTCGTGATTGTACGAGTAATTTGTTAATTTCTGATTCACGAACTGCCTGCTCTTTTTTAGCTTTGTTGTTAGCTTGTTGTTGCTTTTCTAAACCTCTAACAATAGCGAAAGTTGTACCGTTAGCAGCATTAGTTAATTGATTGAATGACGTAGCAGCTTCTCCGTTAGCTTTTTTCATTGCTTCGGATGCTCCTTTAAAGTCAAGAGTTATGAATTTAAACGCTGCTTCTGCTGCATAAACCAAAGCACGTGTTAAACCAAATATTGCATCTTTTACCTGAGTACCTACTGCACTTAAACCCTCCCAAACTGCTGCGATCTCTTTTCCTATTTTTACATTGGATTGGAACGCTTCATAAATAAATTTTAACGCACCAACTATTACAGTTAGAATAAGAACAACAGGATTTGCCATTAATGCTTTTAATGACGCTCCAAATGAATTTACTCCACCTTCAGCAGCTTTAAACTGAGGAACCATTGAAGTAACTACATTTTTAATATCTGTAAATACTTTCATCCTACCACCAGATTTTTCACTTGTGGTAGCAAGATTTTCAGTTGCCTGTGTTACTTGGTTTATATCTTGAGTAACCTCTTTTGCATTAGTGCTTACATTGATCTTTATTGTTTTAGTTTCCGCCATTTCTTATCACTTTAATTTCTCGTTTAGCTTGTTTGAACGCCTTTCTAAAAGACGTATGTAATTTGTATTTACCTTTTGCAATTTCAATGTATTCTCCTTCTCCGTAGAAATCATCTATTTGCAACATTGCTATTATTTGCTTTATCATACCACTACTATATTTATTGTTTCATCTGTTCTTATTCCATTCGTGTTTGTATAAGCTACACTTATTGAATATGCTGTACCTGCTGAAGCAGCCGGAGTTGTTACGGTAATATTCTGGCTTGATGTTAATGTATAAGCACTTAAAACCAAATCAGAACTTGATGGAGTTAATACTGCTGATCCTCCTCCGTTTGGTAAGTTGATTGCAGTTGCTATTGATCCTCCAGAAGTTGGTACTTGATAAAAAGGAACTTTGTTGATCATCGGCCTAAAGTCAAGATAAAGCGAAAAGTTTACTTCTCCGGATGTTAGGTTAGTTTGCATATCGTTAATGATATAACGTTTATCTCTGATAATTAATCTATCGTTTAGCTTTAATCCGGTAAGCAGGCTTATTGGTAATTTAGTCTTTACGTTGATCAATCTTTGCTTCAAATTGTAAAGGTTGAAAAGGTAAGAGAAATAATACTGAGCAAATAACGTATTTTGTATTGGCGTAAGTAATAAGCTGGAAGTTTCCGGAGCAAAGTTTAAAGTAAGATCCGTGTTATTGAATCTTAGATCTTGACCAAAAGGCGTGTAATTGGTAATTGTTACGTGCGAGCCTACCATTAACTTAAAATTGCAGTCTTGGTTGTCATACTGATAAAGCAAAATAGGCTTCGGTGTATATGGAGCAAACTCATTATTTAAAGCATAACCAACCTGTAACTCTGTACCTGTAAACTTCTGTTGCAAGATATTCTCAAAAGGTAAATCAACCGTATATTCGCCTCCATCGTAATCATATTGATACGTCATATCTCCGTATCCTCTGGAATATACTTGGCTAAATTGTTTGTTTAAGAAGCACTCTGAATCTTGGTATTTAAACGTGATCTTTTTGTAAAGCGGCATACGTGATACGTCAATACTTTCAACGCTTGTGTATTTAGTTATGTCTACAATAGCTCCTTGTCCGTACCAATCGTCAATAGGCGCAAGCTCATACGTGTTTTCATCCGTACCTACGCAAACCATATTAAATACCTTGAGGATGCCAGAAAAGAAATCTGCAATCTTCATCTGAGGTGCGTTGTACTCTAAACTCTGCGTGAGAATCATATTAGATGCCGAGTTTGTTGTTGACTGCGTTTCGGTAACCAAAGACGAACCACTTAAATAAAGAACTGAGTATTTAAGGGAATGAGTTACGTTAACTGCTGCTGCTGGTCTTAAATAAACTTGGTAAACTGCATTTAAACCAGAAGTTTGATTAACTATATCTAAAGTATAAACACCTGTTGCGCTGATCTCAACTGAGTTTAATAAGTTTCCGTTTTGAAACACATCTGCGTAAATAGTTGCAGCAGTAGACAAGGAAAGAATCTCAATCTCAAGTTGATGCGTAAGCACTCCGTTTATTTCTGTAAATGTTACAGTGTCATTAGTGGTATCTATGTAAGGAGAAAGATCATATAAACCAGTTGGAGCAGAAACGGATTGAATATCTACTAAATGTTGCTTTCCTACAATTTCAAATTCTCCTTTGTTTTTATAGTAAAGAAATAATTTTGTAAAGCGATCATCTTGTAAGAAAGTACCTGTAAATGTTACTCCGTATTTTGCTTGAATTAATTTAAATATTTTACTTACTCTAAAAGCAGGAAAAAGCTCATTGTATTTAACTGCTCCACTTGTTGCGTAGATATTGTTGTCAGATATTGAAGTAACATCAAGCCAGTTTGGTGTTGTAGCGTTAACGTATGTAGATTGATAGTGCCAAATGCGTTTAGAACTGATTAGCGGATACTTTACATCGTATTGGTTAGTACCGTCTGAAATTCTGTTTGCTATTTCTGTACCGGTGTAAACGTGGTTATAATCGGTGTAGTCTAAGTCAGAAAGTAAGTCCTCGCCAAAGTAATCTTTTAAAGTACGACCATCTCCGTAAAATGTTACTGAGTAGCTTTCTGGCCTTCCGTTTTTTAGGTTCGCTTTCTCAATCTGTAATTTACCCCTGCGGAAAAACGTTAAGTCAATCTCAATGAATGAATCTAAACGTATATTATAATCAATCAACGAATTTACATCTGATTGATAAAAGTGTTGCAGGATCCTATTATTGTGATCATTAGCAGGAATTGTAAACGACTGAGAAAAGTCCGTGAACGTTTTAGAAATATCTTGTACGTTTTGCACTGTACTTGTTACGCTGATCTGCTCATCGTTAAACAATTCAAGTTTTTCAGAAGATGTCAATAGTCCGGAAATCCCACCAAGCGATGTTAGATAATCGAACATACAACCGGTAGCTTCGCACGTTCCTCCGTTATTAGTTACAGACGTAACAAAATTATTAACTACGGAAGTTGTAGCATCTTGAAATCTTGTAGTGCTTACGTATAAATGTACCTTTCTTTTCATTAGATAACCGAATTGATAGTATCAAATGCGTATTCAAATTCCAACTGATAGTTGATCATTTTAGTATTGATTGACTTAAATAGATCAGTTGACTTCGTGTTGATTTTAGCAGCCTTTTCGTTTACTAATATCTTTTCGCTTAACAATAGTTGTTTAATAGTTTCTGAATAGCTTTCTTCAACCCAGTCAGTGTTTAATCTTATTGTTTGCTTTCCGTTAGCGTTAAATACTTCTCTTTGTCCTTCTGTTTGTAGGTAGTTCGGGAATTGAGATTGTAAGATATTATATTCCGTGTTTTCAACGTTTAAACTATCATAAGAAGCACCAAACATCCATTCACGTTGCCAAGCTCCGTATTTATTTACAAAGTCAACTTGAACTGGAACGTATTTACATTTTTCTTTAGGATAAAAATACGAGGTCCATAAAACACCATTAGCTGAATCTAAGATCTCTAATTTGTTTCCTACCGCTTCCCAAGTTGGATAAACTCTATTTACATCCCTGACGGTGTTTGTTGAAAGGTTAATTAATTGCGTTGCAGCAGTGCTTAAATTGGTCCAGCGTGCTTTTACTGCGGTTTCAGTGTAAACAGTAACCCAACCAACGTTGCTTATTGGATTATAATAGTAATTACCCTGCGGCAATAATATATCTGAAACTGTTGGATTGTATCCATCTGTATAATATCCAAACCCTTCAAATCCTAAACCTGTAATATCAGATCCAACCTGCGTGAAAGTTGTACCTACTCTTTTGTATTCCTTAATTGTATAATTACAATACTGCGCTGTTGGTGTAGCTGCTTGAGTGTTTGGCTGCGTTTGTAGGCTGTTATGGCTTATAAATTCACGTATATAAGGAGAAACATCATAATAAGTAGCCGGAGCATTTGTAGCGGCTATTAGCTTATTTAGAATGTACTGCGGAGCACTTGGCATACTTCCGGTATTCCATAAGTAAAGCTCAATCTTTGTTTCTACTTGCCCTGTTTCGTTTATTTCAACTATGTATGGGCTTCTTGCAAATATGTTAGCCATTTTTCTTAATTATTTGGTCTATTTGTTCGTTAAATAATTGCTCTGAATCTAATGCAAAAGATTTGATCAACTCATCGGGTAAATTCTTATAAGCTGCTTCAAATGGCTTTGTAAAAAACATACTGGGCCTAATTCCTTTATTATAAATTCCTCTTGTAATTAGAAAAGCGGTTGATTCATAACTCAAATACTTTCCTGTCTTTTTATCTGAAAATTGAAATCTTTTTTGCTTTACCCATTTGTTAATTGCTTGTGTTAATCCACCCGGCCTTCCTGTTCCAGTTCCAAATTTATAAGGGCTATTAGGTGCTTTACTTGAGCTTGTTTTACCTTTTACTCCTAAATCTTGATAAACACCATAATCTGCCATACTAAACTCTAAAGAGAATGAGTTTTGACTTACGGTTATTTCTCCTTTGATTGAATTGTATAAATTCTTTGTAACGTTCTTGTTGCTGTTAGTCAAGTTTCTTCTTGAAACACTAACAACGTGATTCCTAAATCTTTCTAAAGCCTTTTGTACTTCCGTCTTTTTCATTAACAGATAGTCATTTCATTAGGAACAACAATATCAAACGTCATAGCCCAACCTGCCAGATTGTTCTCAAAACGCTCTGAGAATGGCTCTAAAGTGGCTTCATCTTCAATTACAACCTTAGCATCCCACAAGCTACCGGCTTTCATTAGTTTGTAAGCTCTGATAAGTACAGAATGCATTGCATTTAGCGCATCTGTTTCGTTATCCATACCATAGAATAAATCCGTATCCTGCGCTTTGCTTAGATCAACTATATCCATTGCCATAATAGTTATATTGTAACGTATTACAAACTCCTCAGCAGTTGAGTTGTTGATCATAATATGAACCAACGGAAAGATAGTTTTCTTGTTTAAGTCAATAGAAAATATATCTCCTTGCGTTATTTCGTTAACTACTGGATCCGAAGCAAAATGCGCTCTTAAGGTATCTATGGTTGTAAAGTAATTCATCGTCTTAATCTATCAAGTTGTCTTTTTTCAATTTCGTTTTTCTGCTGTTCAAAAGTGAGAAATGTGAGGCATTTAGTAAGTCTAAGTTTGGCAACCTCATCGAACTTTGTAACGTCTCCTTTAGCGAGTGCATATAAGCTTTGATACCATCCCCATTGCTTTGCAAATTGAGCTGTTTCGCTAAAATCGTCAACGTTTCCGGATTCTTCTTGATCTCCTTCTCCAAATAATTGAGGATAGCCGGCATTAATTCGTTTCCTAAATTCCAAAAAAAAAGCGATGCGGCAATACAAACATCAAGCGGAGCATTTTTCATTAACTCCTCCATTTCTGGCTTTGGATCATACTCGGCAATCTGATATTTATTGCCTTGTTTCTTTGTGATCGGCCTGTAAAGTTTAGCCATTGCTTTGTGAAATGATTGCCAGCTATTTAAAGTGCTTTCTAAATCTACGTACTCAGCAAATGTGATCTCTTCAAGTTCCGGAATAAATCCAAACTCAATATCTCCGATCTTAAACGTAGGTTTAAACTTTGGCTTTACATCAAACAATGTAATAAAATGAGCAACCAACTCCTGTAAAGACGTAAGCTTTATTTTTACAATATCCTTTAGCTGAATATCGCAAAAGATCTCAATCATCTTCTGGGCCACAAATTCCTCATCATTGGATTTTTCCTGCATATCAATATAAGCTTGGTAACGCTTTAACGTTATTTCACTTAGATCAGTAGGTACATTTATTTTTAAATCCATACTCATATAACTTATTTTTTAGTTTGTTGTTGCACGTAGTTATACGCTTCACGTAGCATTATTAAGTGAACTCGCAACTTCTGGGGGTTATTAAAGATTATTTGTATCCGTTTTCCTGTACGGTGTTGTATGTAAGCCTCGACTACATAGCACATTGCTCTTGTGTAATCTTCAGCCATTAGCGAATGTTATAAGTACCGTAGTTTTTCTTTAGGCCTAAGGTTTCCATTTCGTGATATCTCAAAGCATCTATGGCGTGATCCAATCCACCGGCAGGGTTTCTGCCTCTATTGCCTGATCTGTCAACATCCCAACAATAAGCTCTAAGTTCTTTGATTAGGTTTGTACTTTGTTTAGTTACTAAATACTCCTGTTGCTGCATTACGTCAATACCGTAGTTTATAGAGTCTTTGCCTTTCGTTACTCCTTTTATCGTCTTTCCGTAGCGTTTGATCTCATCAATACTTTTCGGTTCTGAACTATCGGCATAAATAATAACGCCAGACGGTAGTGCTTTAGCAATATCTGAGTTAAGCATTCCATTTCGGTAAACTAATTCGTTTACTATTCGCTTTCCGTTCCAATTATAAACCTCAATAATTGCAGTTGGATCATTCGTGTAACCAAAGTCAAGGCCTATTCCAACCAAACGTGCATCTTGCGGCACTTTATCAATTTCTTTCCAGTTCTCAAATATTACGCCCTCAAGCATACCAACCTCGCCTAATCCATATACTCGCCACCAATTCGCCCAGTATGAACTCGTAGCTGCTTTTTCTCTGTTCTTTTCAATTTGTGTAACAATACTCTGATCAAGTGCTTCGTTGTCTTTGTAGGTAAGAATTATGAAATCTGCATCTGGTTCGTCTTTTAGTTCCTTATGTACCCAGAACTCATTAGCTGGATTAAAGTCAAGGTAAATATCCTTTTTAGTACGAATAGAAAGCTCATTGTAACTTTCAAACGTTACGTTATTACACTCGTTTATATACAAGATATCACGTCTGGCACCACGTAGCTTACTGGAATCATCTGCTGAGAAAAACTCAATATAACTTCCGTT